ACAAAGCCCAGACGAGCGTCAGCGTAGCACTCTCTCAGTCCGACGTGCTGGTCTTGCTCCAGCTTTCTGAAGTATTCATCGAACACTCCGATGGCGTAATTCAGGAGAGCATGCGAAGTGACCATTCGCGCCTTCATCTCACGGTCAGTCTCATCGAATCGCGTCAGGACCTGCAACACTGATAGATAAAAAATGTCTATATCATGCCGCATCGCTTCAAGATGCTCGTCGGTATAGTCCATCCAATACTGCGACCTATCCCCGTTCAGGTTGTGACGCATATTGTTGATGACTGCCAGGTCGTACTTATCGATTCGCTCCATCGTTTGTTTAGCCTTCCGCTTGATGTCATGCCGCCAGTACTTCGTCGTTCGCAGGAGGTCGAAAGCTGTCTTCACTTCCATAACTGCAACGTTGTTAATCGGAGCGATCACCGCCCAGAACATCGCTGAGAAATGGTCGCGCAGATTGACTGACTTCTGCGCTGCCACGACCATCGCCGTCGAAGTCGCACGGCTGACAGAGCCGGTCATCGCGGAATGTACGTTCTTGTTGATTGCAGCTCTCTCTTCCATTCGCATCCGCTTATCCAGCGGCAGCGTCTTATTCGCCACCACTGGCGGCAGGTCCATTGTCAAGTATTCGCGTGTTACGGTTGTTTTCATAGTTACTTATTTTTAGTTATTCTTATAGGTAAGCCAGCATACCACCACGCCAGCAACGCTGCATCACGCTCTTCCTGATTGGTTCGGCCTTTAATGCCTGTAATCGCAGCCAGCTCATCGTGAGTGATTTTCCTGTCTCTTCCTTGCCATATTTTCTGTAACGGCTTCACGACCTCAAACGGAATGTGCAGGTGCGCACACATCTCTGCAATCAGGATGCCAGTCTGATGGTTCATACCAACCGAACGGCCTTGCGCAGCGGCCTTGGATTTGGAGCATGAAGCTGGCAGATGCCAGTTACCTTGATTCAGCCAGCCGCCTTCGATGATGACGATATACGATTCCTTCTCGTTTTCAACCTCCTTCAGGAATTTCAAATAATCCACCAAATCGCAGAATGTGGACGTTTCGCATGCCAGCTTCCTTGCCGCCACATCTAAAAAGGCAACGCCTGACTTAGCTGCATCAGGGTCGATTCCGATGACGCAATCAGGCTTCGCCTTCGGTTTCAGGGATATTGTCTTCTTCGCCATTTTTTTATTGTTATTTTGTTGTAATTTTGTTGTAATTTACTGATATAATCAACGCATTTTCGTCATTCATTTCTTTAATCGCATGGATTTTACGCTCAACGTATGACCGTTCGTTCTGCACGTCGCGAATCATTCCGTCAATAATGGTATTCAGTGATGTATTCTTATGGAACGGTTCATCGTGTATATAGGTATATTTTTCAATCTTATCCAGCAGGGTTTCAATCTCTGAATATTTCTTTGCGACCTGTTCCAGCCGCCTGATGTCTATTGCTCTCATAACTCTTTCTTTTGCTCGTTAATATTTCTTCTTTTTTTCTGCCATCTTTTCAAAGAAAAAAAACTTAATCTCCGAAAAGCGATATCTTTCCTCGCTCGATTTCAGTCACGCGGAAAATCTCATCATCGATGATTTTCTCCAGTCTCTTCGCTTCTTCAAGGTGCTGACGTGTGCGCATTTTGAAATACATCTTTTGCGCTTGACGCATCTTGCAAACGGTGTCATAAAATTGTTTCGCGTTCATCTTCCAATGTTCCATCTGGTTTATAATCAACTCCTTTTTTCACGATGATGGTCGCAATATCCTTACAGTACTGATCTGCAATCTCCTTCCCGTTATCATCTGTGACTTCTCTCAATATCACTTTCCATTCGGGGTGTTCCTTCAGCAAAGCGTCCTCGGCCCTAAATACGGCTGGGATGATAAACTCCGCCCAGCGTTCTACTGTTTCTTTGTTTGTCATGATTTTGTAACTTCGGTTAATATTTCTTCGATATGCTCATAACCACTCATTGATGACATACACACAGGCGTGATTATTAAATCAACACCATCGGCAACCCTGAACATATTGGCATCAGTGTCAACGGAAACGGTATGCTGCATCTGTTCGAATCCCAGCAGCCGTAAACCTTCCACAGCCTTAATGATTGTCCGTGCACTAAATACCGTTCCGTCAATTCGCAAGAAAGATTCCCGTGGCAGTATCATTCTGCCAGTCTCAACCCAGCAGTCATCATCTGTTGTCCCGTACCCATCACAGACGGGGCAATCATCTTCAAGGTCATAACCATTATAATGCCATGTAACAACTCCTTTACCATGGCATTCGGGGCATTCCTTTTCTTTCCCTACTTTCTTTAGTTCCTTTTCGAGTTTAAAACGGCTGCACGCTTCATCAATATTCTTAAAATCCACAATACTGTTGCAATTCACTGGCTTCACGGGTATTCGATTTTTAAACTTTTCCGATTCTTCGTGATACTTGCATCTGTAAATACCTTTCTGAATTATCAGCAGCAAATGTCCGTCACTTGCCCATACCTCATCATCAAAATTCTTGTTTATAAATGGCTTTTGCAGGACTGGGCGAAGGTTATCATCAACGCCACAGAATTTCATCAAGCCCTTTCTTTCGTTTTTCAGTCTCATTGTTGTCAAAGTTTTAAGTTAAATGTTTATTACTTAAATCTTTCGTTATTTATTATTTTTCTTGCGTCTGAAAGGCTTTCGGAGCAAAGGTGGCTAACTACCCAACCCCGAAGCCGTTCTAACATCAGAACAATTAAAACGGCGTATCATCCATCTTTTCTGATGGCTTGCCCAAAAGTTCAATCTCAGTCACGCGCATTCCGAGTGTTCCGATGGGATCTCCCTGCTGGTTCTTGTACGCACGCGCTTTTGCCTCGCCACGGCAGAACACCTTTACACCAGCTTTCAGGTACTGGTCGACGTTCTGGCGGCCGTTACGGCTGCATTCAATCCACGTCGTTTTCTTCGTTGTTTCTCCTGTCTCGCGGTTCCTGATAACCTTCGTCACGGCTACAGTGAACGTCACAAACTCACCGCCCTGCTGGTTTTTCTTGTATTCGGCATCCTTGCCGATATTACCGATAATTTCAAATAGCTGCATATTACTCCAAATTATATTGTTTCAAAATTCCGTTTTTTCTCATCTGCTCAACGATGGCAATCGAACGCTCGTCACCATCCTTCGCTGCATTATAGAGGCTGATGATGCGCCTGCGCTGCTCTTCCTCTCTCTGCTGCTGCTCTTGCTTCACCTGCTCCAATAACCCGTTAGCATTCGCCGTCAGTGGGTCTGATGCCTTCGTGTTGACGGGATTGTCATAATTACCTTCGAGCACCTTCGGGAAGTTCGTAGGCTTCAGCAACCAGTCAAATGATGCGATGAAATTACGGTTGTTCTTCCCATTCAGAAAATCACTGACGGCGGCTTTCTTGAAAACGCTGACAAGTGCTTCCTTCCCGGATTCGCGCACACGAGCCTTCAGCATCTTCTTTCTTGCGTCCGATAACTGTTTGATAGATGGAATCAGGGAATTATTTTCTTTCAACTGAGAATTGAAAAATTCAAGAAGGCGTGGAAAGTCAAGTTCGCAACTTGACTCTAATTCGTTAGAATTAGTTCTTATATTATCATAGGATTCGTTAGAATCCTTAATATCATTACATATCATATCATTATATATCATGCCGTTTTTGCCGCTTTTGTCGGCATTTGCTGAACTTGTCGGCATTTGCTGAACTTTGCCGCTTTTGTCGGCATTTGCCGTCATTTGCCGTTTTTTGCTATTAGTTACTAATGCTCCTTTCCGTCCGCTTTCTCGTCTTTTCTCGCAGACTTCCTCATAAGAACGTGAGTTCGCATCGATGGTTGCACGGATAATGGAGAATGCAATATCGACGGTCGCGTCTCCACCTGATTCAGCAACGCCAGCATCGGCATAGTCGATTATCATGTTGAATAACAAACCAGCCTGCGACTTACTGAGCATCTTCAACGCTCCTTTGCATATATCCGTGTATAAAATAAAAGTCTTCTTCATCTGCGTAACTTCTTGATGATTTGCCGAGCGCGTCTGCGCTGGTTAATACCTCGCGTATCAGTCACCGCACAGGGTGTTTCGCTGAACGTTTCGGCAATAGCCAGCAACAGACTCAAATCGGCATTACTCACGGTCCTCATTTTAACAGGAATCTGCGTGTGCCAGCTTTCTCGACTTGATAGCGTTCGTAGACATCAGGCTCCGCCTTCTGCAAAGCCTTTGCGTCAAAGGTCATGCTTGCGGCTGATGCTTTCCACGTACAGAGTGTCTTGCCGTCAGATGTGGTCACACTCTCGCATTCGCCCATCGCCATCTTGAATTCATCTTCAAGCTCCTTGATTCGGCTCTCGCATTCACCCTTCTGTTTCTTTAATTCCTTCAATTCGTCGTAGGCTTCCAGCAGTTGGGTGTCGGCCATCAGCGTCTCACCTTTCACGTGCTTCGGATATTTCAGGATGATGTCTGAAACCTCGGTGGCAGCTGGTTCTTGCTTATTCACGATATGGTCAACCCAAAACTTCTCAACTTCCTCAGCCATCCATGCGAAGAACTCCGCATCAAACGCGATGTCTTTATAGCCGAACTCACGGCCAGCCGTCAGCCATGCCAATGCACCGACTTTCAGTTCAGCTACGCCCAACTGATATTGCAGCTGACAGAACCAGTGCTTCGGTAGGTCGTCCGCGTCAATCTGCATCTGTGTGGTCTTGCATTCAAGAATGCCCTTATTGAATCTGTTCTTCGGCATATTCGGGAGCCAAAACGTGCGGTCGGGAGATACGCGCATAAACGGTTTCTCGTTGCTCACGATCAGCCAGTCACCTTCGCTGGCTTTGATGATGTCTTTCCCTGTTTCGTCCGAGTAGAAACGGCTTACTGCATCTTCGAGATAATGTCCTGCCTTCATGGCGAAGTTTTCTTGCTTCGCTGGGTCGATTCCCATCTTCCTGCGCCAGAGCTGGTAGGGCGTTTCCCACGGGTTCAGCCCCAATATTGTTCCAACTTCGGAAGAACCGATACCTTGTTCACGATGCTTCAACCACTCTTCGCGGTTTTGTGGCTTAATAATAGTGTTCATAGTTGTTGTTGTTAAAGTGATGAAAAAGTTATTTTAATAATAAAAAAGTTATTTTAATGATGAAAAAGTTATTTTTGAGAAATTTGCGTTTTAAGCGTCTTTCTGCTCGTTAGCGTGTACTTTATTATTAGCGCGACTGATGGCCGCTTCTGCGCGTTTCTTTGCGGCCTCGGCCTTTTCTTTCGCTTTCTCGGCTGCTGCCTTTTCTTCGGCTGGTTTCACGAAGGTCTCCTGAACGGTTGTCGTTCCTTCCTTTATAGCGTTCGCGGTGGCTCGAAGCTCGTACACCATCTCAGTGTTGATGTCTTCCATTTTCTTGATGCCGAGATAGTCAAAGAGCTGCTGTTCGTTCACGCCCAACTTCGCAAAATATTGGATGATGTTCTGACGACTGGTTTCTAAGTCGATTGCCTGGCCCAGCGCAACCTCCTTCACTCTGTTCACGATGTTCTTCGTTACGGCCTTCGGCACAACCTTCAGCACGGCGTTACGGAAAGCGATGGCGCAGGCTGCATTACCAGTGACCACCTGCATATCTTCGCTGAATGTGCGTCCGTTCTTGTCCGTGATTCTTCGCTTCACTTCCACGCTCACGGCAAAGTTAGATTCAAGGTCATGGCAGACGGCCTGCGCGGTGATCGTGCGTCCATCGTTGCCGATGATACGAGCCTGTACGCGCAGGTTACCCCAGCATCCGGCAATGATTTCTGCCATACGGACTGACAGGCCCTCGATGACGTTCTGGCTCCCGTTACTACCATTACGGCGAAGGACGTAGAAGCAATCTTCTGCCGTCTCTTTGTCCATCTTTGCCAGCGTCTCAATCTTTGTGAGTGCTGCCTGCACGTCTCTCGGATATGCCTTCGCAGTTGAAATCTGCATATCCACTTCACTTCTGTTCAGAGCCTCCAACATAGTTGACTGGCTAACGTTAATGATTTCATTCATGTTTCTAAATTTTGATTTGGCTTCTTTTAGCTTCGGCCATTGCTTTGCTTGTGGGAAGGTGCGGAATCGAACCGCGCTCACCTGCATTTTTAATCCATTGCCTGTTGCTCCTGCTGATGTGGTCGGATTTATCTCTGTCATCAGCTTACAGGCTTTCCCTTCCCAAATTGCCCACCGCCGTGGGCATAAATTTAAAAAATCCAATTGTTTAATGATGCGCAAATCCTCACGGATTACGAATTGAAAATCTTTTATTAATACTGAAAAATAAAAAGATGCAGATCCTCACGGATTGAATTTTGTAAAACAACTTGTAATAACTTACTTCGGGTCAGAAGTGCCATCACGCACTTCTCCAAAACTTGATGATAGCCAAGCCTGTATAGTATTTGCGATGATTATCTTTTCTGAATCCGCACTTGATGCGCAGCGATATTGTCGCACGATGCAGGGTTGCACGGTGGATGCCCAGCAGCTTGCAGGTCTCAGTGACGGTGTATCTGCCTGCTGGGTTCACGTCTGGCTGAACATTAACCATTGTGCACCTCCTTCCATTCTTTCCATGCCAGTCTCAATGCTGGCCAGAGGATGATGAATATGCCGCAGCAGATTGCCGTGGATGCAAGGTTGCTGAAGAATAATGTCGCTATTGCCTGAATTGCAGTCAGCAACTCAAAAACGAACAGTGCGATGAATGTTTCCTTTTCCATGATTGTGTATGTTAAAAGTGAATAATTGAATTAACGAGAACGATGAACGGTGTACAGTTTGCGTCTCTGCAACACTCTCAAAACTCCCATCTGTGTCATCCCTACCTGATTAGCGATGACGGTGAATAAACGATATGCACTCACATTCGGATGCTCATTCTGAAGCTGAATGAAACTCTGGCAGATTGCATCGTGCTTCCGCTCACGCTCGATCTCCGTAGGCGTGCGCCAGTCCTGCGGAATGTTTTTTTTGCTCATTTTCTTTGTTTTATTCATTTTTTTACCTACTTTTGTAACATCATTTTTAAAAATCTGCTTGCAAATTTAAATAAAAATATTCGTAATACAATTATAAGTATTAGTTTTTTATATTTTTTTAATAATTACGACAAATAAAAGTATTGAAATATGAGTGGAGAACAATTAAAGGAAATTCTGGCTAAAACTGGGAAAAGTTATGCCGAGATAGCAAACCTGCTCGGAATTTCTTCTCAGTCATTATATCAGATATTTAAGGCTGATGATGTAAAGAGTGGATTATTAGAAAAACTTTGTAGCGTATTAGGACAGGACGTAACATTATTCTACGGCGGCATGGTAACGGCCACAAATAATTCTCTTGCCATCAACGGTAATGGTAATAATGCGAATAATGATACATCTGCATTCCTCATGCTATTAAGCAAGAAGGATGAACAGATTGACCGCCTGTTAGGAATCATAGAAAAGATGAACAATGCTCAGACTGCTGACGCTTAAAGACTACCTGAAGGTAATGACCGTCGATGAGCAAGAACGCATCTTCCGTGACGGCCAGCCATTCACCGCCGAAGACATCGAGCGATGGAGAGCATTACTGGCTTCACGGGAACAAACGTACACAGAGATATTCACAAAAGCAATGAATAGGAATGGACGAATCGAAAAAACTGAATGAAATCATCTGCCGTAATTTCTTTGCGGCTCTCGCACGGCTGACAAGCGATAAGGTAATCCGCGGCAAGGCGACATTCGCACGCCGGTACAACATCAACCGCATGAACTTCTACCAGCTGGAGCAGGATATGTCACGCGCCATCTTCCAACCATCCTGGCTGTACAATCTCGTAATGGACTACAAGGTAAATCCCATGTTCCTGCTCACAGGCGAAGGCAAATTCTATCTAACAAAATGGAATGCCGAAAAGGTCAAAAAACTGCAAACCGCCTGCAAGCAAAAATCACATACCTTGCAAATATCTAAAAGACAAACATTTGCGAAATGAGCGAAGACAACTGGAAAGCGTGTATACGTCAAAAGCGTATCCGGGGTTCGAATCCCCGTCTCTCCGCATGCGGAAAGGCATTTCGGAGGATTCGGCTTCCTCCTTTTTCATTCATAATATGTCGCAATATGTCGCAATCTGATTCTTTCAGATGAAAAAAAACTGCAAATTGACTGCGTGGCTACAATCCGTATATATTTGGACGTTCGTGCGAAGAAATCCGATGGTACTTTTCCGCTGAAGCTGGCTGTGAACCATCGCGGACAGACGGCACTCATCCCCCTTGAAATCTCACTGCGTAGGAATCAATGGGATGCAAAGATGCAGCGTGTCATCGAGCACCCAGCAAAACAGGAACTCCAGCGCATCATCAGCAACGTACAATCGAAGGCCGTCACCTGTCTGCTCTCGGCAAAGGCCGACGGGTTGCTGCGAGGTATGGTCATCGGTGAGATACGCGACTATGTACGCAAGCGCATCGATCCTGAATACAATGAGGATGATACGGTATTCTTCGCCGATTGGTATCAGCGCGTGATGGACAGGCACACGAAGCCGCGTACACATGAAATCTATCTGATGACCTTGCAGTGGATGCGGCGTTTCGATGATGGTTTTGCGCGGCTGCGATTTGAAGACATAACAAAAGACTGGCTCCAGCGTTTCTTCCTATTCATGCAGGACAGTTCCCCGAGCATCAATGCGCGTAATATCCATCTGCGCAACATCCGAGCAGTTTTCAATGACGCTATCGACAACGACATCACGACGGCTTATCCCTTCCGTAAACTGAAGATACGGCCAGCGGCCACCGTCAAACGAAATATCAAGGTGGATGACTTGCGCAGGCTCTTCACGATGGAATGCAAGCCATATCAGCAGAAATATGTGGATGCTTTCAAGCTCTCATTCCTCTTGTGCGGAATCAATGTAGGCGACCTTTGTCTGCTCATGCCTGACAATGTAGTCGATGGGCGTATAGAATATATTCGTCAAAAGACAGGCAGACTATACTCCATCCGCATAGAGCCTGAAACGGAAGCGTTATTTCAGCAATACCGAGGTCGTGAACGGCTGCTCTCGTTTGCGGAAGGCTGCAAGCGTCATCCGTATCGTGCGTTCGCAAACCGTATGAATAAAGAATTATCTGAAGTATCGGGAGTAACTTCATACTGGGCAAGACATTCTTGGGCGACCATCGCAGCGTCGCTTGACATCCCTGATGATGTCATCTCGCTGGCTCTCGGTCATTCTGCTCGGAACGCCACGACGGCCATATACATTGAACGCGACCGAAGGAAGATAGATGAAGCTAACAGGCGTGTGATTGATTGGGTTCTCTACGGCAAGAAGTAGGCTTATTTTGCAGCATAAAAAAGGAAAACAGCAGTCCACTCATTCAGGCTGCTGCTTAATCAGGTTTTCAATATATTCAGACTTATTCGATGTTAGGCGGTTGAGCTTATCAACAACACCTTGACTCAGACGAACACCGACCATAATATTTCGGTCGTTGGCTGGCCGTCCGCTTCCCGGTCGTCGCCCACCGTGATTCTTGTCGTTACTCATGCTTCAACCTCCCCCATCATCCAGTTACCATTCATCAGTCGAACTTGGACCTGACCTTTTCCAACGAGAGCAGTCAGTGTGCGCTCAACTTCGGTCAGATTGGTTTCCTTATTGCCCGTCTGAATCACCTCATCACCATTCTGACGGTTGGCGTACTTCTTAGTGAACAGGGTGCCAGCCCACGTCATATTGCCTTCGCTATTCTTTGCGTAACGACTTGCATCTGTAAGAATGATTGACATAACACCTACCTCGTTATTGCGAATCTCATTGATAACTTCCTGAATTTTCATAATTGCTTTGCCCTTCCGGGACTTGGGGATTATTGTTGTATGATAAATTGTCAATTTTCAGTATAGTTGTAAAAGAATATTGAATTAAAGTTCGCTGCTTTTGGCGACGAGCTGACGGGCAACCACCTGCGGGTCGCATTGCTTCGCCGATGAGAAACAGACGGTATGGTCTAACTTTTCATGCTCAACGTCAAGGAAGCGAACTTCATAATGATAGCGTGTGCGTATCTCGTAAACCCTTACTACAACAAGTCCGTAGTAGCGAGCAGTGTCACGATTATCGGCAGCGGCGCACTGATAATACTTATTTACGCTCTTGATCTCTTGAAGGTCGATACTGGTAGAATTTTCCCAGTTGTATGCTCTGACTGTCATAATTCTTTCGCCGCTGTTACCCGTTGCCGCCGGTGTTTTAAAGTTATTGTTTTATTTTCTGTTGCAAAGATAGTACAATATTTTGATATACGCAAACATTTATCAAGAAAAACGCTAACATTTATCAAATTTTAATATTTGAAAGGCGTAAACGTATATCAAGCGGAAGCATATACAAAAAAAGAGAGCCAGCCATTACAGCTGACCCTCCAATATTCACTTTTAACAACGCCGCAAAGGTAAGCATTATTTTTGAAACGGCAATACCTGCGCATCGTCTTTTGGGAATCCTTAACTTAAAACATTGTTCTCACTCAGTGATAAGACTGTTATCATGCGCTGACAAGGCTGTTATCATCAGGTGAGGACGCTGCTCTGATAAGTTAGAAATCTATTAATTCAAATCCTTTCCTATTTGATATAAATGCCATCCGTTCCGTTTTCTTCGGTGGTAAGAATGTATGTTCGCCATCCCTTAATTCAATGACTGCCTTTTTCTCATCCACCAAAGTGAGACAATCAGCCGAATATAATTTATCCCCCATACGGACAAATAACAATCTTCTCTTTCTACCAGAAGCAAGTGTTTTAGCCAGGAATTTATATAATTCATCCAAATGTATAGATGTAATGTTCGGATAATCGTTATCGAATGTTTTATTGAATTCTTGAATCCAATCTACATATTCACGTTTAATACGTTCATAATACATCATGCTTTGTTTATATTTGGACTCCGTATCTTTTACTCGTTCCATTGCCTCTACGAGACGTTCATGTTTCTCTATATTGTCTTTTATGGCATGGAATTTCAGGTATTCGCCGAATAACTCCCGATTACCTGAAATGATATAATCTTCGAGCGCAGGGATTAATTCAATATCTTCGGTTTTCACCTCCTTTAATTTCTCAATAAATGAATTGGCGATTGATTCGCGTATTTTCATTTTTGCGTAATCATCTTTATTCATACCTCAATCTTCTTTATGGTTCATATAATAGGCGAATAACTCACATTTCATGCAGTTGCATCCGCAATCGGGATTCTTCTCGCATCGCTGGTCTAATTCATATTCAGTCATTTCTTTTCTCCCTTTGCATTTGCATAAGCGCATCCATTTCTTCACGAGTGACCTCGAAGATAATCTTGATTCCTTTCGGTTTCTTCACCACCTTGTACTCCACCGTGACAGGATTACTCTTCAGCAGTCCAATCAAACTCTGAACGGCTGCGTCTCTTTTTTCTTCCAATGTCATAGGTTTTCCTCCTTCTTCAGTTTCTTTATAAACTTGCGGATGGCCGCATTGATGAATCTCGTCTTGTTCGCCTGCGCATCGACCGTCGCGATCAGGTCCTCGTCGATGTAAAAATGGTAGCTCTTTTGTGTGCTACCAACGCCCTTCGGCGTTCGCTTGATGTCCTTCTTTGTTGTCATAATTAATATTATTTGGTTAAAATTTTGCGCCTGACGCGTTCAGATATTTCAAGGATATAAATTATTACACCATAAATATAGAACGCGGCATGGCGCGTGAAAATCGATTATTTCTCTCCTATGATATATCGCGCTGCTTTCTCGGCACGGGATGCAGCCCACACAATCATTTTGTTATCATTCTTTAATGCTCGAAGCCATCCCTGAATATAGGCCACCGAATTACGGAATGCCTTGCGGTTATCAATATTCGTAACCGTGCAGAGCATGGCCGCACCGAGTTCGGCCACAAGTTCTTCGCGTGAATAGTCAGCCGAACCGAATGCTGCCATCTTATTCTCGGCCTTACGGTTGCAACGCCACTCGGTCATCGTTGAGTGAGTCAGTTCGTGGAATGTGGTAGAATAATATTCTTCGGCTTCGGTATACTGGCTTAGCATAGGTACTACTACCAAATCATCGGACGGACGATAGAATGCACGATTACTTGGTTTATCGTTCTGGAACTTCAATGGTTTCTCACGCTCAACGTAGGCATTGATGATGGCTTCTGCCTGCTCTGCTGGTTCAACGGTGTTTCCAGGTTGCTCACCGGCAAGTTTGCTCTCAATGCCTGTACAATCCTCAATATGGAATACGTGATAATACTTCAGTACGGGGATGGTGTGCTCCTGCATGATGGTCACTTCCTCGCCATCCTGCTTCTCTTCCTTTGTATAGACGTACTTGCCATAAAAGACCACGATGCCAGCCTTCGCGCCTTTCTTAATTTTGCCGCCCTGCTGCTGCACCTGCTTCCATGTCAGCCATTCGCCATCGCGTCCCAAAAGCATTTGATTCAGGAGACTATAAGGCTTGCGCGTTACATAGTTTATCGCGCCATCGGCAACTCCATTCCATGGACGATGCCACGGAATAATGCCTTTGTTCATTTGTTCAATTACTTTATCCGTTACCATTTGGTAAACGTTCAATCCTTTCTTTGATTCTTGATTCTTCATTTTTATTCGTTGTTAAAGTGAAACATCATTCTCGTGGAATCAGTATTTTGATAACAGGAACTTTCTTGCTATCATACTCAGTCATATCTATCAGCAGGCAGATGTCTTCCCGAAAAGCTATCGTGAACGAATCCACAATCTCCATTGCCGACCTCATCTGTGCGTGATAGATTGAAATGTCTTCATCGTTCATGATATTGATAGTGGTGAAATTATCAGTGTCATCCCTATCAATCCTGATGCCTTTCCAGCAGTCAAAAGAGTTACGCAGCACTTCTTCAAATTTATTGATTACTGATATATCCATGATTCTTATTGTTTTTGGAGGAAGGTTACCCTTCCCCCTTTTATTCTTTACTTATTTTACGCTCACTTTTGTTTTCGTGCAAAGGAAACTGGCTGCATCCCATGCTATCATTCCTTGTTCTTCTGCATTTTTCAAGATACTAAGGATGAGAACAAAATCGTCATGCTCTAATTCAATATTATACTTCATAACTTCGCCCTCCTGATTACTTTACATAGAATGAAACCTTCAGACCTCTGCGCAACTTGCAGACGCATACATCTTCCATGCAGGCGAATGCCCTGCGCAGGAACTTATTCAGCAGCTCTTCGCCGATTAATGCGAGGATGCCAGCAACGCCCATGAGCGTGTTGATTTTCTTACCTTCGGCATTGTAGCCAAAAACCTTGATGCGGAAATTCTTATTGATTTCCGTCGTCGTGTAAATGAGATTCTTTTTCATTGTTGTTGTTGTTAAAAGTTACACTAATGTGCTTGTCTCATAAGCACGTTGCAAAGATAGTACAATTTTCTAAAAGTGCTTACGATATACGCATTTTTCTTTCGCTAATTTATATTTTTTAAAATAGTACTATCTGTTTTTAAAACTTATTTGCAAAAGCGTACCGGATAAGCATAAAAAAAGACCATCGGATTTCACAATCGGACGGTCATAGAAAACATAATCTACTAACTACAAACTAACTAACTGCAAAACGTTTGTCAAACATGAATCTAACTATCAACTATTTATGGTTTGTTTTTCTCAACCAGCTCAGGAGCATCAGCGACAAGGGCAGGATGAGCACAATGATGACTGGCTTTGCCGCTGATAGTACAGCTCTCTCCCATGCGTTCAGTTTACGCTCGACTGGGAAAGGCACTCGCACGGAATCCACCTTCACGCTATCACGGTAGACGGTCTTCCCGACGATACGGTCACGATAGCGGATGATGTATTTCTCTTTCCATACCGTATCACCTCGCATTCGCATGATGACAGAATCATGCTGTAAGATGGAGTCAAGACGCAGTAGTGTGTCATGTTTCTCGACGGTCATGGTATGAATTTCGGGAATAGTAACGTATTGTGTTCTGCATGATGTAAGCATTCCGACGATCAAAAGGAAAGCGGCCACTGCAATCAGCAGGATATATTCTCCTTTATGCTTTGTCATAATTCTTTCTCATTTAGAAGTGTGTAGGTAAACGAATTACCCAGACCAGCGTCAAGCTGTTTCTGCGCAAGCTCCATCATAGTGTTGAAGTCCTTCACGTCTTGGAATACCTGGCAGCCTGCCGAATACTTACCAACGACGTGCACCTTGCCCCATTTGGAAGCCCTGTGCATATTAATCCCGAAGATGCCCGTGTCAATCTTCGTGGGCAGCAGGTCGTAGACATCATCCTTATTGCCGTCGCGATAGACTTTGCACGGCTTCGTGCGCTGACACAGGGCCTTATACTTCCCGTTATGTATGTCGATTCGCCACATGCCCCGGTACTGACCCGGCACAAGGATAGCAGTGCCTTTCCTATTGGAAGGATTCTTCATCATATCCAAACCAGGTTCGGTTGTACACGGCCATACGTGACGCTTCCATGCGCCATCCTTGTCTTTGTAGGTCACAACGAACCAGTCGTCAAACCTGTTCGTCACCTTGCTTCCATGCGACGAGCGCACACCGATAATGTTTAAATTATACGCGCCGGACGTGAAGTAGGCATAACCCTTCGACTTGAAGAGCTTGGCGAAGTCATATCTCATCAGTTCATTCCTCGTCATTATCTCTCCCTTTCAGCATTTCAATGACCTTTTCTGCACCTCCGTACTGCTCGATAACGGCCAGCAGGGCCTTCTTGTAATCTTGCTGCTGTTTCTTCTCCTTAATGTCGGCTGGCTCCCAAATGGAATGAATCTCAACCCACGCGACATATCCGGTCGCGAAGAGCGTGAACCACGGTATCATCCAAATATCTACTTGGTAGAAGTAGAAAAGGAAGAAAATAATGGCCACCTGAACGACATCAATCAGCGACATAGCGAAGGTCATGTTATAGTATCTCGCAATTTTATCTATCGTCCGCTTGTAACCATCCGATGTTCGGTAGTCACCACGCGACTTCGCCTTCCTTACGCCTGCCACAAGGTCGGCCAAAATCAGCGCGAGGATTGTGACGTACATCAGCAGCATAATGCCGCCACATATAAGCAGGGTTAAGATTCGGTTATCCATTATGTTCTCGTAACTTTACCAATCACTCATAAAAATTAATGGTAATCGGATAATCTGCTCCATCAGCCGTCAATGCAACCCATCCAATATGTGTTGTGCCAGTCTGCAATTCAAATATCTTGTTCAAGTTCTGAGCACCTCTGTTGAAAGAATCATAAGAACTATCATCAGAAATACCCAGCCACGTTGAACTGCTTGGGGTAGATGAGTTCCAACAATGCACCCAGCTCGGAGCAAGGTTTTGATTTGCCGATGTAAACATTATCTTCGTGCAACCATTTGGAACGGCAATGAAATGTGAAGCGTAATGTGTCTGAGAAGACACATCAACAACATCTCCAGTTCTATTGAAGATTTTTCTATCTAAATCATAAGTAGTTAATGTCCTTTGTTCAATTAGAACAGAAGGAACAATAGTTTCTATCGCGTTTACTGAAAAATCAGCATCCTTTATAATTAAAACTTTTCCCATAATTGTATTTTTTATTTGTTATTAAATCGGTTGAAGAACAACAGAGTTTCCTCTGCAAGTGGGTAGATAGTGCCCACGGATGCACCATTAAGAATAGTATTACCCGAAGGGTTTGAGACAACAGTTCCAGCAGTGTCAGGTGCATGATCTCCACTTGGGAATCTTCTTAACCATGCCATACCGCCAGCATTCTTAATGGCAGTTACTTGTCTTATTGAGCAGGCAATATTGACAGTTGAATCATTGTCACAATGCCATATCTTCAACGGGCATGGATAACGCTTGTATTCAGTAACCGCAACACCATTCAGATAATGAGTTGTAAAGTCATACGTTCCCACACTTGTAACCCTCTCGCCATTGGCATAACTTTCCATGCCATTAATGATAGGATTGTATCCAGTCACCTTGTCTGCGTCATAGATATACTGGTCATTCCCATCCTTTGAGAATCCATATAACTTGCCGAGACAATACTTGGATAAGACGGGGTTAGAAACTGGTGTCCACGGATGAAGGAATGCTTGGTTATAAGTGTCAAGTGCTGGTGCATAGATGGCTTGTGCTATCACCGGCACACTCCCCATCATCACAAAATTGCTGCTGCTCATTCCACCCATAGAACCACCACAGATGAACACACCATCACGGGCAATATTGTAGTTATCAATTACCCACTCATAGCCCTTGACATAACACTCCATTGCAAGTGACGTTCCCATGTTGTTCACCTTGCAATATTCCTTGACAGAAGGAGCAGGGCAGTCATCCCACCATGTCTCCACCCAGTCAGCAGGCATTCCGTTCATATCCATTACTGCATATCCATTGGCTACAAGGTATTTATACTGCGTCTGCTTCTCTGTCTGTGAATCATGGTCAGAAGCACCACCTCCACCGCCATGAAATGCAATGACAAGTCTTGTAGGCTTCCCTTGTGGTGTATAGGTTGGTGGTAACATCAGCAGTCCATTGTCCTTATAAGTCCCAACATAAGAATCCTGAACCGATGCAGAATCCACGGAATCTTTCAGCATATTCACATTAACATCAACCTCAAATCTGATTGTGGAAGAACTATATGCTCCACGGCCAACGGAAGAATCAAAGTATTTTGTTTGTATATGACCATTTTTAAATCTTACTAATACTTTTTTATTCTCATCGGTAATATCAAGGTCTTCTTGTATTGTAGGATAGGTTTCTGCTTCAACTGCATTCTCAGAATTGAAGTATTTTGTTTCAACATTGCCATTTTTAAATCTTGCTAATACTCTTCCAAACTCATCCGCAATATCAAGGTCTGATTCTGCTTCGGAATCCGTGTTAATAGGAGAAGTCTGCTCAAGTGTTTTTAATCCGATAGCAGTTTCATCCAAAGCCCCCTGCACATTCTCAGAAGTCAACCCACTCTGAGAATTGTTATAACTGATTTTTTCGGCTTTTCCTCCGCCACCCTGCGAGTTGGATGCCATAAAGCGCGTACCGTCGTAGAATACGGAAATGATTTCATTAGCTTCCCATGTGTTTTGAGCAGAAACGGCTGCGCCATTGTACCAAAGTTGAACGGCCTGCGCATTACCGACGGTGAGTGTGCAGGCTGTTGTGGCTGCTGCTGGCATCTTTGCGCGAAGGTTGCCGCCTGTTCCAAGACGATAGCTTGAAGCATTGATATAGATGGTCGAACCGCTCATCGTTGCGAGATAGTACCCAACGGCTGCATCCTTATTATCAAGAGCTTCACCGATGCCTTCAATTACGCCGCCCACACGTTCAGCAGTATTGCCGCCAATCTGCGTTTCCTGCGCGATGGTCTGTCCGACGGTCTTAATTTCTTGATTTGTCATATATGTGTTTCTCCGTTCTTTATGTAAAATTATCGTTATAAGGCGTTTTCTTTGCCATCATGGGTAATTAGTCGCCGATTGCGTGTACATGCGCCCTGTGGCCGCGTATTACAGGCTTTCGGTTGCAGCATGAGTTTTCACCCGTGATTTGCTTCAGGTATTCAAGGCATGAAGAAAGATACTGTTCGGCAACGTTCGTATTGTCATTGTACCGTGCATGTTTCTCTGTCTTCTCCAGCCGTTCACCGTATGCGTCAAGATGATGCAGGCTTCCTGAACGGGTTACGACTGCGCCATCGTCTCGCATCAGCCGACTCCACGCATAGTATGACAGGCATTTCTTCAAGCCGTGACAGATTCTCACGTTTTCGTAGGCCGTTGCAAAGGTCGGGTCAAAGGTTTTGTCGAAAACCAGCGCACCTGAATTGTTATACGCCCAATATCCACCGCCGAGCAGCACTTGAAGATTGTCGGGCATCGGGTTTTCGTCGGGGTATTCCGTCACCAACAGGTTATACACGCCAAGACCGATAGCTGGCGCGATGAACACATCCTCACACTCGCCGATGGCGTTCATTACGTCTTCCTCGTCGAGATGCTTGCTCGTCGGTCTTGCCAGCTCTCTGAATTCATCAAATGTCAATAGGTGTCTTTCCATGTCTACTCCACGTTAGAATTATCTTCACTGCTGATGTATTTTAATGGCTGGATGGTCAGATCGGCAATGGCTATGTCAGGTTCATGCCACGAACGCATCACCGTCGTTAGGTTGCGTTCTATGAATCTCTGCTCGTTAGTCACTTCACCAGCGTAATACTCGTAACTGTCACGGATGATTGTACCTGAAAAGCCAGTCTTTCCCAACCGAATCATATAGAACGGCTCTTGATGGAACTGCGCGTAAATACGCTCGATGACGCTGCTCTCGGTGGCCGAGAAATCCTTATCAAAGTTCTTGACGGGGAATTCGACGACCTTCGGTTCATCCTCCATATCTTCCAATTCCACGTTGAGAATCTTGCTGCCTTTTTCATCACCTTGGAATTGCAGCAGGTCCTCGTCCGAAATCATCTGCGTTTCGCTATTCCCATGATGGCGGTAGGGATCATTCGATTCGTTGTCAAGTTCGGGAACGCGCTTGCGTGTTATCAGCATGCAGGCGACAAGAAAATTATTCCTGACGTTGCGATACTTGATATTGCCCAATCCTTCGTCGGTTGAAATATCGGTGATAGCTGAATCGTAGATGGGCGTTGGGTAGACGTCCTTCCCTGCCATCGAACACCAAAGGATTTGACCGCGATACTTGTCAATGCCGCCGACATTCGCCATCTGTTTCTGTACGACATCGACATCGGGATTGAAAACGGGGAACTCGCTGATGCTTTCCTCAGATAAGCGCACACGGTTCCCGTTCTTCGTCTTCTCACCCAGCCAGTCAGGGTGTACTTTGATGGTCTGAACATAACCACGGTCATCCTTCTCGCTCAAACGGCATTGTTCAAACGGGACATGATGAATGCTCGACACCTTTCCCAGCACATTATAGTTGACATGCAGGGAGAATCCCCCGAAACGCGTCAGGTCCAAGACAACCGAGCGCAAGACATCATCCATCGTCTGTCCTTCCGCGTTGACAACCTTGCTGGCCACGTCATCATCGAAGCCGAAGCCTTCAACGAACTTTGCGTAACGCGACAGACATAGCTCTGCCGTCCCTGATGCAGCCGTAATCGCCATCAGATTTTGCGGATAGCGGTTATCGCGGCCGTATGTCTGAATGGCAAACCGCGACAGATAATCTACATCTATTCGCGGTTGTGGTTTTTTCGTTCTCCCTACGTTCATGGTTATTTCTTCGTTTTTTTAGTTCTGACGGCCTTTCGGGGCATCTCCTTTGCAGTTACCGTCTTCTCAACTTTTTCAGGTTTCTCGGCAAAGAAAACGGCCTTACTCGGAAATTGCTCTAAGTATTCAGCAGCAATCTCGTCGGTCAGGTTGTCGTTTGTAAAGACCTTACCACCGTGGAAGGTAGGACAGGCTATGATGAATCCTGCGCGGAGTCTCGCCTTGCACCTCTCTTTCATAGCATTGTTTTTCTTTAAATAAAGATAAATTTCAATCAATCCATCGTGATAGCATTGCTGGCAGCTGGTTTTGACAAATTGTTTTCCCAGCACTTCATAGTAGAGCCTTTCGATGGTCTGTTTATCAAGGATTGAGAAGGGAGAATCGAATCTCCCCCTCAATTCCTCGCATAGAGTTTTCGCTTCTTCAACGGTCATCATTATGCTGACTTCAACGATTCATACTGCGTCGCAGTTGTCGCACTATCCGTATTGAAGAAGTAAACAGCCGACTTCGGCGAGCCAGTTTCTTCGAGCGTCACAGCCCAACCGCCATCCGTATCTTCTGAATACTTGTCAGACGTAATTTCGCTTGCGCGAAGTCCCTGATAGTAGCCGAATACCTGATACTCTCCCTTGCCGCCAGTTCCTTTCGCCTTGTTCTTCAGGATGCAGACGAACTCACCGTTCGCAAGTCCGTCGATAACCTTTTCAGCGACATCGGGGTCGTTGTTCAGGACCACAAGTGCGACCTGATTCGTGAAGGTGTTGCGATAGGTGCCAGTCGCAAGCGCGATGTTCGTTCCGGTAAACGGTGTTGAACCATCCTGCTGCACGGCATATCCCTTCTTTCCCGTTTTCAGCACCAGCGTCTTGATGATATTGGCGTTCGTGTTGTCGAAAACGGTTGACGCGAAGTCGATGTCTTGACGGTTAATGATGATACCATCACTCTCCATTCCTCTTACAAGCGGATTCTCGCAATTAGACTCAATATCCTGCGAGATTAACGATTGACATAATGTTGCCATGTCTTCTTTCCTTTCTTTGCTGCAAGCAATCTTTAGTGGTTAGACATCTGTTCTGATTAGTAGGCCATGTGAACAAGGTCATCCTGTGCCACCTTCGTGTCAATCTTACCAGCGGCGTAAATCTTGTTCTTCCGCTCGTCTTTATTGAACCAAATATCGAGATCGCTGATGGGGTCGTTTGCATCGCAACCGATGATGAGGTTTTCGGGGTTCGCAAGGACAGCACGGAAAGGCTTGTTCCATGCGGTGCCAGTGTTCTCGTACTGATTGATCATGTAATCCCATGTAGCGATGCTGGCGATAGTCACGCCATTGTACTGTGCAACCTCGAAGCCGTCGAACACGCGCTCCCACGGCATGATAGTCATGTAGGTATGCTTTATGTCGAGCGTCAGCGCATCAGCGAATCGTTTGTTCAGCATCAGGATTGCACGACCATTCTGATTGATACGTGCATCGGCATCGAACAGAATAGTATCGACGAGAGTAGTAGCAACACCAGCCGTCTTGATGGCTGCAATCTGAGCGGCGTAGGATGTCTGCGAGTTGGCCGCAATCGGAGTGACCTGCGATGCGCTGGCTGTACCGATGGCAAACAACTGCTTGAAGAAGCCATCATTGGCGGTAAAGAGGGTCTTGTCCGTACCGTTGGTGAGAACGCCACCGTTAGTGATGGTGTCAGCAGCGGTGTCACCGAACCATGCGAAACGCCAAATCATGCGGCGCATCTGTGTGGCCAGCATATCGGTGTAGATGGCCATGAAGTCAGTGTCAGTGAGGTCACCAATCTCCGTGCCTGATTTCAGACAATACTCTGCGATGGTATCTTCAAGGTTCTCGTAACAAATTTCGAGAGCGATAGACCATGCACCGAGTGCCCAGCGTTTCAATGAATTGGCGATACCAATCTCATCGAATGTCGGTGAGCATCCTGCACCGGCATGACCGACAGCATCCATCTCACCGATGATAGCGAGCGGCTGGCCGTCACGCACTTTCTTGATAGTTACATACTTGCGGAAGTCCTCATCTTCCAGCACCTGACGGATGATAGCATCACGGAGAGAATCAAGATTCTCAGGCTGCAAGGGGATGTTTTGGAAATACTTTGCCATTGTTTTTGTTCCTTTCTCTTTTTTTTGGTTTTACTTACGTTTTTTCAACTCGTTCAGGCGAGCAAGAATAGCATCGGACGTGACCGTCTTCGCCTGTGCTGCCTCCTCCGCGCGTGCGTCTTCCTTCTTGCGGCCTTCAGGCTTGTAGTCGGAAGCAATCTTCGCCAGCACCTTTTCGCCGCCAGCAATCTTCACGGCATTCAGGATGCGCAAATCGTCGGTTGTCTTGGCATTTTTCTTTGCATCTTCGAGTTCCTGCTTCAGTTGCTCAATCTGCGCCTTTAGGTCATCGTTCTCGCTCTTCAGCCGCTCGATTTCCGCCTTGTCATCATCCTGTTCAAGGATGTCGTCCTCTTCGGGCTGCTCGGCTTCTGCCTTCGGCTTGATTTCTACGATTTCGCCATTCTCAACAACGATGGTCTTGCCATCGGGCATCAAGTGTTCGCCATCTGGTGTGGCCTTATCGCCGACCTGCGGCTCACCTTCTTCACGCTCAACTTCGATGGTCGCACCATCAGCCGTGTTGAGCGACATTCCGAATTTCACTTCCTCGACGCTCTTGAAACCGAGTTTCTCCAGCATCTTGTCGAGCAGTGATTTCTTCACTTCAACATTTTCTTTTTCCATTTGGTCTTGTTTTGGGTTAATACTATCTTGAAATTTCTCACTGATATTCTTCGCTGACATCGGGGTAAGGATTTCGCCTATCAACCCGAATTGCATTGCAGCATCAACATTCATCGGAGTGTTCTTGTCCATCTGCGCCTGAATAGCTTCACGGTCGCATCCGCAACGCTCGACATACAAGTCAACCATCTTCGTCTGCTCACGTCGCATGTCTGCTGCAAGCGTATCGAGCGCATCAGCCGTCATCGGGCGTGTAGTGAAGCAATAAGGATTATGGATGAGTATCTCGGCATTCTCGTACGCTTTGCGCTGCTCCTTCGGTGCTGCCATCAGGATTACGGAAGCCATCGAATGCGCCTTACCTTCGACAATGCAGGTGATATTCTTTCCAGTTGCACGTAGACGGTCGTAAATGCTCCAGCCTTCATTCACGCTGCCACCGTCGCAATGAAGGAGAACGTCGATGTCAGGATCGTCGGCAGGGATAGCGTCGCAAAAAGCGGAAACGTCGTTGAACGTCACACCGCCAGCCATCCCCCACGCTTGCAGGCATTCTTTCTCATCCTGCGTCATGATGTCTGTGTATATTCTCAGCTTTGCCATTTCATTTAGGTTTTCGGCAAAGATAGCGGATTTTTCAAGTGTTTACGAAGTAAGCATTTTGATTTCGGGTTTCAAAAAATGAAACAAACATCCAAGCATTTACAAAAAACTGAATGAAAAATGGGTATTCAGAATAAAAAACTGAACGATTTACTGAAAAAAAGAAGCCGCATACCTCACGGCAAACGGCTTCGAGTTCATTGAAAGAAATTTTTAGCACATCATTAGAAATCGCAAGTTTCGCTAAACTTACGCACAAGCCTGTAGACGCTTGTCTTTGAAATCTCATATTGCTGAGACAGATAGTGGATGATGTAGATGAATTTGTGACCTTCTTCGCGCAGACGCAGCCAGTCCTCGTACATCTCGACATAGCGAGCATCTGAAACGACGATGCCATTTTTCTCTAACTGCATCATCGCAGCCTTCAGCACTTTCACTAACTCATACTTTGTCATACTCTGCTCAATCTTTCGAGTACCTGAACACGCTCATTCGTGTTATTGATTTCCTCCACGCTCACGACCGGTCGCGGCATCATGGCTGCTCCACGCGCAAAGGCATTCGCAAGCATGTCCTCGCCAAGCTGCTGCTGTGGGTTCGCGGAAGTGATGGGAACGCCGCCGCCGATTTGGTTCAGCGCAGACAGAAGCGGCGAAAACATCGATGTCGCTTGCGCGGTGTTCACGCTCTCGCCATTTGATAATCGTGCATGGATGCTATCAGACGTCCCACTTCCGGCACCGAATACCGTACCGCCTTCGGCGAACTTTGCCGACTTCACGGTCTTCAGTGCGGTTGCGATGTTGGCAAGGATGGTTGCCACGGTCGTTGCGATGGCTGCAAGGTTGGCAGGGTAGGGGACTGACTGAGCCTGCGCGACACCAGCCGCAATCGCCTTACCTGTGTTGATGGCAATCTCCGCGAGTGCGAGAACCTTCGACAGCTTTGCAAATGCTTCGTTGTCCTCGCCCATTGCTTCAAAGACCTGCCCGATGCCGTATGCGATGCCTGCAATGGCTTGCAGCTTTCCTTGCTCGATTTGCACTTCCTTGTTTGCAAGTTCCTGCTTCGCTTGCTGATAAGCGTTTTCCATCTCAAGCCTGCGCAGGTTGAATGCTTCGAGGCTTTCACCTTCCTGCTGCTGGGCATTATCGAGCAGCTCCTTGCGCATCTCCATGTTCAGCCGCAACGATTCCAGTTCATTATTGCCCGATTCGGCAATGGAGGTCTTATATCGAAGCTCAATCGCCTGCTGCTGGCGTTCAAGGTTGGCATTGTAAGCATCATCATCCAGCTTCTTCCTCTCAGCGGTGTATTTTGCATGGATGGACGTGATGAGTCGTTCGCGTTCGTCCGCATCAGAAACCTCGCGTTCAGCCTGCGCGACTTCCAGCGATTCCTCGTTTGCAAGCTGCTGACGCTTCAATTCAAGCTGCTGCTCACTTCCCTGTTTTACGGTGATGAGCGTATTCTGAATAATTTTCTGCTCATTCTCGATGCGCTTGGTCACTTCCTCGTCGCTCAACCGTCGCAGGGCTTCCGCTTTCTGATATTCCAGCGCGATGATGGTCTTGTTGATAGCTTCACGCGCCTTTACGGTCAGTGTTTTCTCTGTATTCAGCCGTGTGCGCAGGTCCTCAATCTGTCTATCATATTGCAGGTTGATTTCCCGTCGTTCGCGTTCGATGTTGTCCGTCACCATCTTCAGCAATTCATCTTCGGCCTGACGGATGGCTTCTCGTTCGGTCTTCGCAGCTTCCTTCTGCGCGTTCGCGGCATCGTTGCCACCGCGCGTGATGGCTGCTGTGCGCTTCTTGTTGCTCTCATTCCTCGCCTTCACCTCGGCAATGGTATTATCGCGCAAAACGTTCAACACTCCTTGCCATGCCTGTTTGCTTTGTTCCTGTGCCTGCTGGATTTGTTCCTGAGTACCATTATCCATCGCGCGGTCAAGCTGAAGGTCTGCCAATGCAAGCGCGGCCCTCGCAGCTTCAAGTCTCATCCTGCGGATGGCCGCTTCGGATGCGCCTGCTGCCTTTGCTATCTCGATATTGAAGTCTGACTCCGACTTGATGCGGTCTATCTGCTCGCGTGTATTCGCCAGCTCTTCATCGAGAGCTTTCTGCGCACGTTCGGCTTCTTTACTTCCTCGGCTGAACAATGCCAGCGCACCAACGACGGACACGATGGCCGTTGCCAGCAGGACATAGGGATTCGCCTTTGCGATTAGATTGAATGCTTTCTGCGCAGCCGTAGCCGCGATGGTTGCAACGGTGCCACCACGGGTCGCAGCCGCTTCCGCGAGTTTCGCTTTCTGCAATGCCCACGTCTGAACGGCTGAAACGCCCAGCATCAAGGCTGATTCACGCTGAAGATTGTTCTGTATGGCGGTCAGACCTTGCACGACGGCCATCGTCGCTTGCAGCTTCCTTTGTGCTTCCTCGACGTTCTCGGATTCAGCACCGAACAACTCCATCGCGCCCGTAGCGGCTTCGAATACACCGCCGCCCGTTGTCATGGTCTGCAAGATAGCATCAAGGTTGCCTGTATCGGACGCAAGCTGGTTGACCTCTGCCGATGCGTCGGCCATCGCATCCTTAATCTCACCGGCACGTTTCGCCAGTCTTTGATATTCCTCGCCTGAATCCTTGCCTTCGAGTTTTAGCTGGGACATCTGCGCGACGAGTTCCTTCAATTCAACACGCAGCGGCTTGACTGACCCTTCGTAGTTACCGACATTGCGATAAAAGCGAAGCGTGGCTTCTTCCGCTTCCTTAATTTTATTCGTCGTATCTACGATTTGAGCAGCGATGCCGCCCTGTTCAAGCGTCTTGCCCAAATCAAGACTACGTTCCTTCTCCCCGAGTTCGTCATATTGTTTGGTCAGATTGGAGAGCTGTGCGCGTAACGCCTTCAGCGAACCGTCCCTTTGCTCTGCCCTCGCCTTGTCCTGTTTGATATTGTTCTGAAGTTCCTTCGATAATTCGCGGACTGCATCTTTCTCCTGTTTCAACTCGGTATTGATGACTTCAATCTGTTTGCGATTCTCCATCATCTGTGTTGAATTCTCGCCTTCGGTTTTGCTCAGTTTCTTGTTCTCGGTCTCAAGATTTCTCTTCGCGTCGGTTAGCTCATCAATCTTTGCGCGATAGTTGGCTATCTGCGTGATGGCATCCTCGTAATTGACTTTGATGTCAAGGATGATTTGCTCTTCGTTCTCGTTCATCTCAAAATCTCCTATATTTTCAGAATTCAAGTTGTAACAATGTCACTTCGGCGATACCTGATTCCGCAGTCTTAATCTCGGTAACGGCATAGTAATGGCCGTACTGCGCGAGATAGACAGGAACGGTCTCGTCGAATGTCTTAATGTCAAGCTCCGTCAGCGCAAACACCTCATGCAGGACTTTTGCCTTTCGCAGACTGGCGATGACTCCCTTATAACGACTGCTGCTCAAGATGTAGCTCCAATAGAGTGTATTGTCGAATTGCCCCGATACATACTCAGTCGTAACGACGTACATCGGCTGGGCAAGTAGGACATATGGGTCTGTATTGCTTGCAGTCAACGGGTCATCTGTCTTATCCTCGGATGGAAATAGATATTCGAGCAGCTTCGCTTCGTCGGCATCGCCAGCCACCTGATAGATAGGGATGTTATTCGACGGCTTGGCTGCATTGAAATCTTCTCCGATGACATCCTGCTCTTCATCAAGCTGAACATTATCGATGTGAATCTGTCCGTCAGCGAAATCTCCCACATCGTCACTATTGCCATAGAGATAATTGTTATCCTGCGCCCAGCCTTCGACGGTAAAACCAATCTCACGCGGTGTATCTTCGTCATAAGCCTTTACCAGCTTACTACTCCAGTCCACTGCGTTCTGCTGATTCTCAAAAATAGCTTCGTAACGGACAAATTCAACCCCTGCATTCTCAGTCTGCCGTGGGAATGTTCCTGTAAGGGCCGCTACCCATTGCAGGAAATCTGTGACCTTAATATCTGGGAAATTCTTTGTCAGTGGGAAGTCAACGCCGTAGATTGCGCTCTTGATCGTCGGATTGAATGAGCATGTTCCCGACTCGATTTCTCCGTAGAATGTGTGAATATACGTACCGTCATGAAAAAATTGGATGGTCACCGTATCTTTCGCGGATGCTTCTACATGGGTCAGCGTTCCGTTAGAAATAATCTCCCATGTCTGCGTCCGTGTTCCTGTTCCTTCTGGGTCGAACGGTTGCCCATTCTCGTCGTATGCGCGGAAATTGGTTGCGGGCGTGAACCCGACGGTCATACCACCGTCTATCATAGCGAATGCGCCAATCAGACGCTCACGAAATACCCTGCGTAATGTCCCTTCCTCGCATCTGAATTTGTAGGTGATTCCGTAATTAACCTCCATATCCACGTCGCAAATAGGGCGCACCGTCGGCAAGAGGTACTTGTCATCATTCATCGAATCAGGGAAGACAACAGAACTCTTCTCCTGCACCTCCCACTTCATATTATCAGCGGTGTACATCCGCTGGGCAAGCGTCTCATCAACGTTGTCGGTAACGCAGGGGAAGATGACGCGCGATAGCCATTCCTGAATATCGACAGGGACGTTGAAGTCGATTCCATACAGAATCCATAATCTGTTCAGAATGTACGACAGGAAGACGGACGGCCGCAGATACCCCATCTTCGGCATACGCTGGCCAGCTGCGTCGGTATTGTAAGGACTAACAGACGGACGAATCCTGTCATACGCGAGGAAGTCGATGGCTGCATAGCACCATCCCTGCGCCTGCAAGTCACTCAGATTTGCGTATTCGTCCACTTGATTGTATCTAACGTATGTCGCAACTCGGCCATCGTCGGGAATCTCATTTAGCTTGATTCCGTCTGCGAATATAGAACGCAGGCGAACAGGAATGCCCCAAACGATGCACACTTCAATCTTATCTTTTACACTGATGATGTAGGCGTACCCATCCGTGAAGATTTCGATGCCATTTCGGACGTATCTGGCAGACATGTATTGATACGGTATGTTCGTGTTCGCTGCTGGCTGGTTCGCATATTCGATGATGTGCATGTTTCGCGCAGTCTTCGGAAGCTGCACAGTGTAGGTCCGATTGCCGACGCACTTGCCGATTTCAGTGAATAGGTTGCTCTTGATTTGCAGCGTGATTTTCGTCGTCTCGTCGAGGTCCATCAGGTTACCGTCGAAATATATCTCTTGCGTCATATCATGTCCTCCTTATAGTCGCTGATATTCAACCTTCGGCATAATCAGATTGCAAATGAAATCCTGAAGATGGTCTTTCTCCCGACGCGTGTACGTCCCTGCCTGAACGCGCACAGGCTTCCATCTTGGAACACCTTCCTTGTAGCCTGCGAATATATCCACGACAGGTGAGCAGCAGACACCGAACAGCAGCTCCCACGTTTCGCGGTCAACGAGCGGAACGCATAGCGGCTGCACGTCTTCACGTTCAAGCCACTGCTGACGGCCATTGCCCGACGAATAGCCGTACACATCATCATACTGCATCATGTCTTGCCGGATGAAATTGCCACCTGCCTCAACTTTCCGCTGCTCGTCACCTCGCTTGAACAGGTAATAACAGTAGAAACCGTGCCGGTCAATCCAACGAAGATAAACGCCTTCATCGGCTTCTTTATCAAGGTCGATACGCATCACCACCCGTCCGCGCTGACTTGAAATCATCGAGAAAGTGAGGTCGAATGTATCATCAAAAGTTGTTGCTGATAGGGTGCCGAGATTATCCTGAATGGTGATAAATTTCCGCGCAACGGATGATGTCAGCGGAACATTCCACACGCCTTTGCCGGATAATTGTTTCGTCGTCGTAGGACTTCCGTCATTGCAGAGCGCGATGGTACTGGATGCATCAGCATACAGACCGACGGAGAATGGGAAGTTCGTAAACCACTTCACACGTCTGTAACCGTTGTATTCCTCACCGCTCGTCATGCTCCCCCAGACGACAAAACTGGAGAAAGAATGACTTTCGTGCGTGTTCGTGCCAACACTCATCACGACCGTATAGTTTATCGTTATGCCCAGCCCTGTTGTCTGTGCCGCCGTCGGTGATAGATTTCCCCAATCGCGACGGTCAAAGAATCCCTGCGCGTAGCTTTCAATGTCAACAAACGCATTATTATCGGTGCCGACATACCGAATCTCGGTGTACGATTTTCCGCCATACGTGATGACAACGCGGATGCGGTCACATCCGTTACTTGCGACCTTGATGAGCATCGGGTTGAACGCAAAGCATATTTCGTCGGGATAGCTGATTGTTCCGAGCGAACCAGTCTGAGTTCTCATAGTGAATTTCCTCCATTTAATTTGATAGACATTGCTTCCTGTTTCATTAGCTTCAGAAGAGATTCGCGGATGATGGCAACCGACTTCGGAATCTCCTGCGAATAAATTGTATCTCGGCCACCTTCACGGAACAGGCGTGTGCCTGACTTCGCTATCATGTGCGCGATGGCTGATGCCATTGTGTAGTCACCGCGTTCCTGTGCGCTGGCGTACTTGTGTAAACCTTCTCGTTTGTATGGCTTCGGTGCAGCATGAACACCTTTCGCCTGCATCCATGCGTAGATGATATTCGTGAACCCGTATGGGATTTTCCCACCCCTGCGGCCAGTCTCCATCACCGCAAACGGCATCCGCCCACGGAAAATGAGCTTGCCGCCGTCTGCCTTCGTTTCTACGGAAAGCGACTGAATGGTCTTTCCCGTTGCAACCGCACCAGCCGCCTGCATATTGCGGATGATGCGTTGCTTCAGCTCTTCAAGTTCCTCGCCTATGATGTACGAGATAGGTGTCCCCCAATCTGAATACGGTGCTGCCATCACTCACACCTCCCGACAAGTTCTTTCAAGCGCAGATTCAAGGCAATACCCGTCACGATGCTGCTCATCTGCTCGTAGATGACGTTGTACGCCACGTCGCCCTGGATATAGTCAAAGAATCCGCTGGCGTTGATGGCATTGATGAATCTCCGCGCAGCTGCCTTCATCGCATTGTACGTGATTTCGTTGTCTCGGCCGTCGGCTTCCTTATCCACTTTGTCAACAAACGCGACGATGCAGTTCTCAGCGTCCTTAATGCGGCCATGCTCACCGTACTGAAGAACGCCCGATACAGGCAGAATGAAGATGATGGCAGGCAGGGCAACCTTGTCAATTACCTTGTCAGCCGTGTACCAATCTTCAAAAACATACGTGAACTCGCTAAACTGTTCACTTGCGATGCCTCTGATTTTGTCTTCGATTGTCATGATTAATTATCTCCTGTAGTTTCCTTTCGTATAGTATTTTTTTCGCATCCATATCCATGCACTTGTATATGTTAATCCACGGCACGTCGGCCACCTTCTCGTGGTCTTGATAACCCATGCGCAGCGCATACCAATCGAGAATGCCGAACAGTCCGAATTGAAGTTTGTTGATACCAGCGCGGACCTGCTGGTTTGTCGGGCGGACGTTGGTTGATTCAAACAATCTGTTGATGCGCTTTGCTTCGCTCATCGTCCAGCCTGCAAACCGAACAACGTCAATAGCTCTCGCCTTATCTACTTCGTCCTCTTCCATGCTCATGATAATCTTGCATACGCCATAAATGATACTACTATCATCGGTCAGCATGCCGAGCTGCATCAGTTGTCCGATGGTCAGATGGTTCAAATCTTCGGGGACTTCATGCTGACCGACGAATGACGGACGCGTGAACTCTTGCAGCTTCCATCCTGCGAGCTTCGCGCAAACGAACCAGTGTTTGAATGTCGTGTTCCTATCCATCATAAGGCTTATCCGATTTGATTGAAATGTGCTCTCGCCGTTCCCGTGCGTCTCATGGCCAGCTTATGCGATGCGACGTAGCGCAAGGCATCTATCGCATGATTGAATGCGTCTATCGGCTTATTCGTCGTGCGTCCGTCACGGTCAACCATCCATTTATATTTCAGTGCTTCTTCGCGTATTCCTACGCTTCTGCGCGTAAAGTGAATCTTGTACCGACGCAGGATGTCAAGACCGTTCACGATGCTGTCAGCACCCTTCACGCAGGGAATGACGTACAAGCCAGTGTTCTTGATTTCCGCGATGGATTTCATCTCTGCTGAATCGGCCACAACCAGGTCACCGCGGCCGTAGCCGTTTTCCTTCAGCCGTCGGGAAATCTCATTGTTCATCATGCCCGTCTCGTAGCAAAGCTCATCCACCCACAAATCGCCATGAGCAAGGCAGACCTGCTCGATGGCCGTCGGGTCGTTCATAAATCCAAAATCCATTCCGGTCGCGGTCCATCGTCGTTCGGCTGCTGGCGGCATCCTTTCGACTAAATCCCAATTCTGAAGAATCAATCCTGTGAGCTTGCCCGTCTTTCCTCGGGCATAGACCTTGAACAACTCAGGGTCTTCAATCCCCTCGATGGCTGCATGCTGCTCGTCTGTCAGAAATTCATTGTTCCGATGATCTGAGTACAGGACCTCCACATCATCGCGCCCCATCAGCTGGTCATGTACCCAAAAACGCGCATTCGGGTTGTAATCAAGAAAGATTTTGTATTTCGTACGGATGGCCAGCTGCCAATAGATGTCATACGGGATACCGTTTGCTTCGTTCACGAAT